AAAACTCGGTTTCTTCAGTCAAAATAAAAACACGCCCAAAAATAGCGTTTCTTCGGTCAAAAATATAATACGCTCGAAAAATATATTTATTCAATCATGTACATACAACTTCCTGCGGATATTCCAGAAATAAAATAAAAAAAATTTAAGAAATAAAAAAATTTCAAAAAAATTCTAAAAATATTCGCAAAATGCAAGAAAGCAACAACAACGCCCAAATTTTCAAAAAGGTAGGTCAGCGCGCCAGCGCTGACCGGTTCATACGAAGTATGCGCCCAAAAACTCGGTTTCTTCAGTCAAAATAAAAACACGCCCAAAAATAGCGTTTCTTCGGTCAAAAATATAATACGCTCGAAAAATATATTTATTCAATCAAGTAAAAATTTCAAGTAAAAAGTGTATTTTTCGTCAAATTCACTAACAAAATATTTTCGTTAAGACGACATATCACAACAAAATATTTCAAAGGGTTTTTTCAATAAAATTAGTAAATATTTTTCAATAAAATAAAAAATTTAAAAATAGTAAATAAAAAATATTGTAATTAATTGAATCCCCCCCGCCCCGTCCAAAAGTTAGGCGGGATTCAATTAATTATAATATTTTTTATAGTAAACGTCGCTTGAACTGTATTATGATTTTTATTAAATTTTTCCGTTTCTTCAATTCCAACGCCTCTATTAGAATTTTTGACGACTCTTTTTAATCCACGACATAATACACTACAAAATTTATCTATGTGTAGTTTTTCAAAAAATTCATACTGATTTTTAATAGTGCCCTTACCAACCGAAAAATCAGCTCCAATTTCCATAATCTTATTTTCAAAGCAAAATTTATTTATTTCTTTATCAGTTTTATTTTTAATAAATTTATCGTCTTTTTGTGTTATAATATCTTCGTTTCCTGTTAAAAATAGGCTTGAACGCTGAACACCTTTAAAACGTACTTTGCAATAATCGATATTATCACCGTTCTTCATAAAGTGTCCGTGAAATTTCTTTTGCAAGTAATAATTTATATTATTATCTTCTAATTCGTTTTCAAAACTTCCGAAAACCTTAGTGCCTTCCTCATATTTCTTGTGTTCCTTATATCTTATATCAACTTGTTCAACTTCTTCCCAGTGTGGCACAATTTCTTTCTCCGCTTTCGCTTTCCAAATATTAAAATTTTCCTCCGTCATCTGAATTGAATCAGTATCCATATATAAACAATTTTTCTTACCTATTACGCTAATAATATCGTCATACATACAGCCACGCGAATATGTATATATTAGACAACCTAAATATATGGGTTTTTGCTGTTTAATAATTTCCGCTTCTGATACCTTATAGGATAAATATATATCGTTGCCGATTTCGTTTATTACGTTAACGTTATATTTACTTGTTAGTTGTTGGAATTTTTCTTTATCGTTTATAATTGTTGTTTTATCAACGTGTAGACCTTCGATTACTTTTCCAGAAATACAGTTCATAAGCAATTTATACGTTTCTCGCATACTAGCGTTATATAACGGGCTTTTACTAGTTTTTAAGGTGTCTTGGTCGTTTTTCAACTTCATCCAGTTTAAAACAAATTTGAATAATTCGCACCCCTTTATTTTTTGAGTAAAAGTGAAATTTTCTTTATGGTCAATAATATCAACTATAACGCCATATTTTCTAAGATTCTCAATTTCATAATTATTGATAAAATAATTTTCGAGAGGTTCATAATTGTCAAAATCATTCTCGATACTATCTCCGGCAGTGTTAAATATTTTCTTAGGATAAATTGGAGGCAGATTTTGCGCGATTAGTGGTCTTTGGTCAATATTACACATAAACCAACCTATATTTACGTCTGGTTTAATATATTTCTTTTGTGTTATAATTTTCCCACAAGGATAATAAACAGGAGCCACACACATGAGATATGGATATTGTGAACAACGGTCAATACTATATACTTTTTCTGATACTTTGTTATTAGGTTTTCCGAATAAATCAACACGCCCCGCAACTTTAAATTTTTGCATAAGCTGGTATTTTTCTATAGTTAGCGCGGGTAGTTCTATTTTTAGTTTCTTAAAATTTTTATTAAAGGCTGTATAACCTAAAGAACCTATAGTAATTTTATTTGTAAAGTCATAAAGATTTTCTCCAAATTCGAAATCGTCTTTCAAATCATATATTGCCCTAAACCACTTACAAAATATAATCGCTAGAGAGTATACGTCGTTATTATTATATTCTTCTAATTTGTCCGTCTCTTTTAGCTTGCTAATAAATTCTTCTTTGGGTAAAGTATCGTATAGTTCTTGTATCTCATCAAAATTATAACCAGATTTTTTGCAGTATTTGGCAGGTACTCCAAAAGATTTACAATTATCCGATAAACTACCGGCAATAAATCGGTTCAAATCATATAGCGCATGTGTACCGTTAATAGTGAAATTCAAAATCTGGTTACCGTTGAATAACACTTTCGAAATCTTTAAATCGTCCTCTTTATTTTGTTCTGATTTTTTAATACCGTCATATAATAAAAAGTTATCAAAGTTTGCACCGTTATAACTAACTAGAACAACTTTTTTATCACGTTGAAATTCTTTTAGAAACGTAATAAAATCAGTATTACAATTAAAACCCGTATTATTAACACAACGTTTTTTCTCCTCAAATATTTTTTTAGTTATTTCATCTTCGATATTAAAACCCTCTTGCGTCTTCAAAGTCATATTTATTAGCTCTTTATGGCTAAAATAGAAGTATGATATAGAATAAGGATTTACGCAATTATTCTTTTCATAATCAATAACGGTTTCATAGTCAAAAAATACATAATTTACTGTATCAATAATAGTTTCGTGTTCCACTACCTTACGTTCTAAATTCATACAATCCCCATTATATAATTCATAGGCAAATCCTGCACAATTTAGTTTATATAGTATACCTCTACTATTACAAAATAAGCCTTCAACGTCTAAACTTGTTGCAACGTCAATATGGTTCGAGTTATTACAAAATACAACGTTTATTTTATTTTCTGGTAAATAGTGCCGATATTGTAATTCGAAATCTTGTTTATTAATAGAATATAGGACAATTTTTCTGATTTTCCCTTTATTTTCGGTTTCTTTTATTTCCGGGCTTCTTTTAGTAATACTAATTATATCTAAATCTTTAATAATATTTGATACAATATTGCACAGACCTCCATCTTCTTTCTTGATATATTTTAGAAACACATCAAAATTTTCCTTGTATTTTTGCGGTATATCTAGCTTCAAATAGTTAATTGTATTCACTAAACAATTATTTTTCTTGTTTCCTGAAATCTTGTTTACGTCTACTATAGGAAAAATAATTTTATCGCTTATTCCTTGCGGTCTGTTAATCTGTTGAACATAAATAATAATATTATTCGTCATGAGTTGATTAGTATTAGTATTTATAGGGTCGCTCCCGTATTGTTCGCCTGTTTCCATATCATCAATATCAGTTTGAAAATAGGCAAAATCAATTCGTAAATTATCAGGGCTAAAAGTTCTAAATATTGGTTTATTGTTATCGCTCCAACCTAGTATATAGTGAGTCATAACAAAAGTATTGTTAAAAAATATTCTTTCTTGTAGTGCTCGTAGTGTGTCGTATAATTCGTGTAGACTATCAATATTATTAAACATAACACGATACTTGAAAAATCCCACGTCCTCGCGGTTTGTTAAAATTTGAGTTGAAGCCAAATTTTGATATAGTATATTAAACTTATCTATATCTTGGTTGTATACGTTAATAACTGCGTTAGCCTTTGCGATATTATCAATAATTCGCTTTTTGCTAGCATACTTAGAAGATATTAGATTACCTGTTAGAGGATTACGAAAAAGTGGCTGTTTATTACCAATAATAGGCATAGTATAAAGGGTCTTTTTTGCGGGCTGAATAGTAATAGTATTTGTAATTTGTTGAGTAAGAGGAATAGCCATATTTAAAAGTTTGCTTTTTAAAGTTTAGTAATATATTAATTGCTAGAAGATTTTTGTTTATATTAAACTTATATAACACTTTATTTAGTTGAATAAAACGCGGTTTTTTGATAGTTTGAAAAACTACACACGCTCAATTTAATTTATTTTCAACCTCTATTTATTTTTTACGATAGTGTGTTTTTTTCGTTTATTTTTTACGATAGTTTAAAAAATCCTATACGCTCAATTTAATTAAAACCCACTCAACAGCGGTTTTTTCTCTAATTTTGGTATTGGTATTGGTGCCGATATTTTAGGAATTTCAGCTTGAAAACTTGTTCTCGTTGGTGTTTGTGCTTTTGTTGTTATTTCAAATTCGCCTTTTCTACACGAGCTATATTTTATATGAGTGAGAACGGATACTAAAAGGGCGGAAACCGCCGATATAATAGCAACTACTACTATAACTTCCATATTGTTATTATTATATAACTAGATTATAAATATGATTACTAAAAATATTGTGAAAGTTAGTTATAATAACAAGTATAATATAAATAAAGGTTTTATGCTTAAAAAGATAAGGGAGATATTAGCAAACTTAGGAGAGAAAAAACCTATAATTGCGTATAGTGAGAAAAACGGAGTTATAACTGTATATTTAGAGTATGACGAAAATAATTTAGAAAACTATACAGAAGGAAATTTTAAAATCTACTATTATAATAAAATAGAAGAAATTTTAATACCCGATATTATTTAGTTTTCTTAAGCAGTATTCGGCAACGAATAAATCCGGATTTTTAATTTTTTCTAATTCGTCGCAATATTCGTCATCAGTAAGTAAATAATTATTTAAACGGTGAGAAACAAAACAACCGCATGTCATAGTTCCCTTTTGTTGGAATTTATGATTATTGTAATAGACGTTGTTATTATAAAATAACTTTGTTAATATATCCCTTTTCTCGTTGAAGTCTTGTCTCTGCGATACTGTTAAATTATCAACTTCATAATCTGGTACGTGTCCATAACTATCAAAAAAATTATAGCCTTGTTCGTTTTTAAAAACGCTCACCCAGTGACCCGCGTTTCTACTTTGTAATAGATATAATATAATCACTTTATCGGAATTTTTAAAAACCTGTTCTATATCAACAATATTATTTAACTTATCGTAGGTTATGAGTCTCGCCCCTGGATTTAATCTAATCATCTCCTCACCGCTTAACGGATATTTTAAAAGATTTTCTCTATTCATAATAGATTTCGTTTACTTATAATAATAGAACATATTTATCAGCAATAACAGCCTGCGGAATATCTTTTTTAATACATACAAAATTACTCTTCAAAGTATTTATTAAATCCCTATTCTTTTTATTAATATTCAACTTCTTCTCTAAAAAGTAATCATATGTATTCTTTGCGCAACGTTTGGGATATATTACACAGTGCGACGCCTCAAAAATTAGATTGCGCGTTGCTTTATAGTCGTTTGGCTGGTGGTGAGTATATATACAGTAGATACCAAACGAACGACCGTTTCGCAATATTTCGTTGAGTAATCTTTCAATCTCTTTATTAATCTTCTTAGTTTGAAAGTCTTCTATATCGTCAAAACAGCATAAAATAGGCTTTTTGCCTCCGGCCGTCATCTCAGCAAGCGTAAACGGATTTTCTACTATATCTTCATCAACTTTAACACGTTCAATAAATTTAAGTTTGTCTATTATATCGTCCTTTGTCTTGGAACTGAAAAATAGTATCTTTGCTTTAGGGTATTTTTTATGAAAATTTATAATATATTGAGCGAGAAAAGTAGTTTTTCCGGTGCCAGTTGAGCCGCTAATATAAATACGTTGAGTTTGGTTTGTTTCGAAAAAATCGTTTATAGCAGGGAAAAAACACTCATCTTCGACGTTTAATCTTATTTTTAATAGTGCTTGTTCGTCTTCCTTCATATTTTCGTCTTGTATTACGTAGACTTCACCACTTAAATTGCTTTTCTTATATATATTTGCTATTGGTTGCGCTCCCTCAATCTTTTCTAAAGATAACGACATATTATAATTCTATTATTAGAATATATAGATATTAAATTTCTCTTGAATATCTTTTATAGATTCTCTTATATCTGGTTTATTCCATAATAGCCACCTAGACCAAAAACCGGCCGTATTAGGATTTGTCCAATTTTCGCGTTTTTTGTGTCTATTTAGGTATAATTGCTTTCTTGAAGGGTCTTTATGTTGTGTATAATCAAAATAGCGATTATCGCCAAAATTAATATTTTTGCCGTCAGGTGTAATAATTAAGTATTTTTTATTTGTCTTACTACTTTTATAAAGTTTATAAATACTAAAACTCATATTCTTTTCTATTATTACTATATATAAATATTAAAAAATTCGATAAAAACACAAAAATTTTTTTAGAAACTAATAATTATTTATCGCCTAGAGTAGAGCTAGCGCAATAGGCGCGACTGTTTCTATACCATGCCAAACGTCGTCCCAATCCCAACCTCCGGTTTGGTGTGCCCGGTGGTGTGCCCGCTTTGCGTGGTGTGCCCGCTTGTGAGACTTAAGCATAGCACCGCCGGCCATAAGTTCGTCTTCACTATCCATACCACCCATAGACATACCCCCCATACTCATACCATAACCGCGTTTTGTCATATATTTAGAAAGACCTTGACGAGTTTTATCTGGCATACTAGCTACTATACGTTTACGTAGGTGAGTAAGTAATAGAGCCTTATCTGCGTGTTTCTTGCTTGCCTTGTGTGCTTTTACAATCTCTTTAGCAACTACAGCGTTTGCAACTTCTGCGGGTAGGTGTTGTACGGCAACTAAAACTTTATTTACAGCTGTTTTAACAGCCTTAGGAACCTTAGTTACCTTATCTGCTTTAGGCGCTTTCGCTTTAGGCGCTTTCGCTTTAGTAGCTCGTATCACTCCTTGGGCTTTATCAAGTTTTCCCTGTGCTAGACGCGCAACGAGTGCTTCTTTTTCGCTTGCTGTAAGTGCTCCGCGAGATTTGCGGGGTTTCTTGTCTTTTGCTCCTGGTGTGCGTGCGCCTCCTAGGCTAACTCCTGCGTAATACTCCATAATAGTTTTTTAGTAGAAAATTTAATTAAATTTGAATCTTAATTTATACAAATATATTAATTTATACAAATATATTTATTTTTTTTTTTTTTCACAAAATTATTATCTATTATCTATTATAATATTAAGATTCAAATTTAATTAAATTTTCTACTAAAATATGTATGACCCCGTTCAAGGAGTATATTATTTAAAACTTGCCGGCCGTAAAATTAACCAAAAAGGCCTAGCGAACTTGTTCTCAATCGCTAAAAAAGAAGTAAAAGAAGAAAAGGCAGCACTAGCAGAAAGAGTTTTAGAGTCTAACCACTTTATAGCTAACGCAACAAGCGCGAAAGTTATTTCAACACTTAAAAAGGATTTAAAAGAAGATAAAAAATTGCTTAATTTGGCAAATAGATTTCTTAAAAATCCCGTATTTGCTTTCGATTAAACTTACAACTTTTTAAATTTTTTCATATCAATAAATACGTATTGTCTGCCGTTTTGGTGGTTTTCAATATCTCTTATTGTGTGTAAATCTTCCATATTATATCGATACTCGAAAATACCGTCTTTAAATTTTACAACAAAAAGTACAGTATATCCTCTTCTTATATAGTCTCTACCCTCTATGAATTTATTATTAGGCATAATACTAGTTGCATAAGTCGTACTAGAACAAGTTCTATGTTTTACTTCTATCACAATTTTTTTATCTTTGTCAATCATGTCAAAAGGACAATATTTTTCAGTTGTTTTCAAATCTAAATTATACTTTTTATTATAAATATCCTTTACTTCCTCTACTGAGGCTCTGTCGTCATAACTTATAATTTTGCTAGTAGTAGAAGAATTCATATTTTTTAGAATTTAAAAGTTTATTTATTTAGAATTTAAATATTATATAATATTAAGATATAAATTTTTTTAAAATAAGCTAATTATGACAACTACACAAATTACTAAAGATAATCTACTAGAAGTTCCAATAGTAATTCAAGTAGAGGAAAAGCAATATAAAACACCTAGTTATACTAGAAGAGCAATAACAAATTACTATAACAAGCATAAAGAAGAAGTGGAATTTAAACTAAAAAAGGCGGAATATAATAAAAAGTATTATGAAACAAAAACAAAAGAGAAAAACTTTCCTATTATAAATATTGTTGATTTAATTAATACAGCGGATCTGCATAAGTTAGGCTAGGTGGGAACGCTATTTGTATTGAATCACCTTCAAGCCAACCACCTATAGGCTGACCCGTTAAAGTTAGCAAGCCTGATAGTTCCCCGTTTGTTGAAAGTGTTAAAATACCAATTGCAGGGTATCCAGTAGAAAGTTCAACCGCTGTAAAAGCGAATTGTTGTTCTACTAAAGGTTTGGGCAATAGTCCGCTAATCCAGTTAAGCGTTAAAGTAGGACTTGAAACTTCTCCGCTAGTAAGTGTGTGCGGTTGTGATATTGCGGAACTTGTGAGTGTTGTGACTGCTAAATTTTGACCCAATAAAAATTGGTCATACGTTAAAGTTAAAGTGTCTCCTGATGGATAACCAAGAACAATATTTGTATTACCACTATTACTCACTATTAAATCGCCTAATTGTGTTAAAATATAGTTGTTATCAAGTATTGTATTTAGACTCATATTTTTTTTCTTATTTTATTACTATAAGATATAATTATTTTTATAAATAATATATTATTAACTATTAAATACAAGTAAATTTTTATTATGAGTGATACACTTTATTATAATATCTCTATTGATAATACAAGTCAATCAACGTCAGGATTAACTCATGGCGCTAACGCTTTTGCTGTTAATCCTAATATTGTTGCTAACAATTCAACACCAATTTTACCAGACCCAAGTCTATATTATGGTAGTATAATACGTTTTAGTGTACCTTGTTTTACTGTTCCTCTAATTCAATTTTTAGTAAATACGCCAGTTTCAAATATAAATCAAGGTATATATAGTTTTACTTTAGAATATAACGGCGTATATAGCGACCAAACTTATTATGAATACGTTCCGCAAGTATCCGACGCGCCTTTGCCCAAGGTAGGAACAACACAACAAGATTTTACAAGCTTCTATTATTTCGTATATGGATATTCTAATTGGATTGACTTTCAAAATAAGTGTTTGGCCTCAGCTTTTGCCAATCTAGCAGGAAAAACAACTCTTCCGGCTGACGCTGTTTCCCCATACTTCTTTTATGATAGCTCAACTCAACTAATTAGCCTATACGCGCAAAATAATATTTATAATCAAAGTTTAGCAACACCAATAAATATTTATTTTAATACAGTTTGTCAGCAGTATTTTAACGGTTTCTCGTTTACCGAAGTCGCGGTCGGGTCAGCAAACGGCGCCGACGCTCTTCTTCTTGTAACAGACGTGCGAGGGAAAAACCTAGAAACGATAGATAGTATTTCTTATGTTGTTATGGCTCAAGAATTTGTTAGTTTGGCTTATCTATCACCCTTAAAGAATATACTTATTACAACTAATATGAACGTTAATAGCGAGGTATTTTATCTCAATCAGCCAGGAACCGGGCAAAATAACGACTTTATAAACGTTCTAACTGATTTTATTCCCGATTTATCAAACTCAGGCGGCGAAGCGGGTATTGGAAGCAAAATATTTATATATAACGCTCCTAGCCTTTACCGTGTATTTGAATTTAAAACAAATACTCCTCTATATTCTGTTTCCGTTGGTATTAGCTGGGTCGACCAACTAGGCAATATATATCCGTTGTATTTGACCAAAGGAACTATAGCCACAATTAAAATCATGTTTATTAAAAAAACTGCTTTCAATAAATTTCTTTTATAACTTCCTTTTAATTTTTTATTTCCTTTTAATTTATTATGTTTGTAAATATTAAATAACTAAAACTTATTAAATACTTCTACTATGGCTTCTATGCACGTTTCTAAAGTTGTTGATACACGTCTTGGCGCACACTCTAACGCTACTATTGATTATGTAGCCGAACAAGGGGCCATGAACGTTGTTTATTTTCCTCTTCAATCAACTAGTTCTTCTACTCAATCTACTAATTGGAACTTGAATAATATTGCCGATAAGACCTGCCGTGATAGTCGTCTTTGCGTGTCTGGAACTGTTACTCTTACTATGAACTTTACAAATACTACAGGAAACCCAATCAACGCTATTCAAGCAGATAATTTCGGCACTAAGTCGTGGTTTTTCAACAGGGCGATTAGCAGCATTACGCATAAGATAAACGGCGCAACTGAAAATTACAATAACAATCAAATAATTGACGCTATAAGCCGTGTTTATGCCGATACAGAAAACGTTGATTTCTTTGACAATCTCCAACCTGACCTTACAAATACTTACTCAGCAGCAACCGGGTCAAATCTTAACCCCCTAGCAAGTTATAGTTCAAGTATCCAAGGTGACGGAATCTACAAGCCACGCACACTCAACTATTCTATTGTTAGTGGAAACGCTATTAGCGCAAACGCTACAGGTGCTGTTGTTGTTTCTCTTAACTTCTACGAACCTCTAGTATCTCCTTTTTCCTCAATTGCCAAGAAGGACGGTGAAGGGCTTTATGCTATCAACGGCGAGACTATCAACGTAAATTATATTACTGATTTATTCAATAATATGTTCGCTTATTATGCTCCTGACGGTCTAACACCTGGCGCAACTACTGTCAGTTTTGGAAATATTCTAACTCTCAACTGTATCTATTTAACACCATACGCCGAGATGAGCAATCAATTACCCCATCAGAGCGTGTATCACTACAACTACTACCAGACTTTCACTAACGCTATCGGGGCTTTTCCCTCTAGTTCTTCTCAAATTACGGTTGCTAGCCAAACTATCTCTGTTACAAACGTGCCTTCTAAGATTCTTATTTATGCCCGTCTATCTGACGGAAACCGCCTCGCAAGTATCCCAGACACTTATCTAAATATCCTTCGTGCGCAAATCTCTTTTGATAATGGTCAAAACGTTCTTCAAGGCGCAAACGCTGACCAACTATACGATATCTCCGTGAGAAACGGTCTTGTTATGCCTCGCGCTGTCTGGAAACAACAGGCACTTAATACTAGTATTTCACCTCCAGCACTTTATGGCTGCGGGTCTATCCTAGTTGTCGACCCTGTATTAGATTGCTCAGTACGCCCTGATATTACTACTGCTTCCCCTGGTCGTTTTGTTATTCAAGTTCCTAGCCTTATTGTTCAAAATAATACTGGGATTGATTTAGCCGGCTGCTCTCTATTTGTTGTATGTGTTAATAACGCTGTATTAGAGCGAAACGGCTCTGAATATACTAGTCGTCTTCTCTCTATGCCTTCCGCTCTCTTTGAAAGTGCTAAGGAACTTCCCGCAGTCTCTCAGGCTCTATTTGCTGACCAAAAACACGATAATATGTTTCTTGGTGGTGGTAAAGTAAGTGATTTCTTTAAAAAGGCACTCAAATTAGGTAAGACTGGTGTTAGTAAGGCTCTAGACTGGGCCGTTGCTCACCCTAACGAAGTTAAACAAGGCGTTGACGTTGGGCGCCAATTTCTCGGTGTTGGTGAAGGTGTTCGGCATGTTGCACATAAAAAGCGTATGGACTTATTCTACCAGTAAATACAAGTATTTTTTGTTTTTCAATTTTCTAATTTTTAAAAAATATATAGTATAATTGTAATAAGTAATAAGTATAAGTATGAGTATAAATACGATTATTGATAATAGTACTATCTTAGCAGAACTAAAGTTAGTATTAGGTGGAGGCCCTCAAGGTCCGCAAGGTGAACAAGGAGACGTTGGAAATACTGGTGCAACAGGCGCAACAGGAGCACAAGGAAGCGAAACAAATACAGGAGATACTGGCTCTACTGGCGCTACTGGTCCTCAGGGTTCAAGCTCTTTAGTTGGTGCTACTGGTGCTACTGGTGCAACAGGTCCAACAGGTGTTCAAGGTGCAATTGGTGCTACTGGTGCAACTGGTATAACTGGTGCTACTGGCCCTACTGGAAGTACTGGAGCAACTGGCGCAACAGCAACAATTGATTATACAGGTGCTACTGGTGCTACTGGTGCAACAGGACCACCGCCAACACCAGGTACAAGCAATTTAAAGTATATTGACTTTGCCACTTCGCAATTGCCCGCTTCAGGTTTGGTCACTTTTTTACCTATTATGAATACTTATAGTACTAGCAGTTTAATTGTCGGTGCAACTTATCTTTTCCGATTTAATGCCACTGTTAAAATATCTACGATAATTTCACCAATTCAAATATCCTTATATTTAACAGGTATTAGTACAATAATAGAACTTGCCTATATAGACCAATTAGACGTTAGTATACCAATTTCCCTGGTGGCAACTTTTGTCAATACAACAACTGATACAACTATTGGTGCCACTCTAGCTTCTGTAGGTAGTGTAAATACTTATTATACAACGACTGACGATTACAACAGTTGGAATTTATTCCAAGTATTGAATTAAAAAATATAGTATTATAGTAATAAAAGAATAAGTATAATTATGAGTATCAATAATATAATTGACAACAATTTTATAATAAATAGGTTAAAAGCCGTTTTGGGTGGTGGTGGGTCAGGTTCAACTGGTTCTACTGGGGCAACTGGTGATACTGGCGCGACAGGTCCTATTGGTGCAACAGGCGAACAAGGCGCGCCAAGTAATACAGGAGCAACTGGCCCCACTGGTGATACTGGCGCCACAGGTATTCAAGGAGACGTTGGTTCTACTGGTGCAACTGGTGCAACTGGTGCTACTGGTAATATTGGTCCAACAGGTATTCAAGGCGACGTTGGTTCTACTGGTACAACTGGTTCAACTGGCGCAACTGGTGCTACTGGTGCTATTGGTGATAATCTCACAGGTTCTACAGGTGCTACTGGTGCTCAAGGCCCAGCAAGCGGTGGCGGTGGCGGTCTTGGTGGTTTATCAATTATATTTAGTGATACTGTACAATTTGGGGTACAGACAGGTGTTAGTACTTTAGACGCTATTATTAGAGATATACCTATTGTTGCTTCTGGTGTGAGCGAAAGAATAATTGTGTATGTGTTATTTACGTGTTATTTGGGCGGCACTATTTATCCTTTTCCAATAAAATTGTTAATTGATGGGAACGTTGTATCAGATTTCACTACTGCTTTCCCTGGTGCTGCTATTCACACTTACAGGGCTTTTACTACTAGTTTTGATTATACGCCTACTTCTGAAAGTTTCGCGCTTGTTTTACAATTATCAGATACGCCAGATATAGAAAATACCTATTATACCAACGGATACGATTATTACAGTTTATTAATTATGCAAGCAACACAGTAAAATATTATATACTATATTATTAATAAACACTAACAAAAATTTAATATGAGTATCAATACAACAACAAAAAATAGTTATATATTAAGTGAGTTAATTACTGTATTTGGTGGTGGTGGTAGTGGTGATACTGGCGCTACTGGTGCTAAAGGTGCTCAAGGATATACAGGAGAGACTGGACCACAAGGATTACCAGGTATTAGTGCTAAGGGTGCTACAGGCCCCACTGGTTCAACTGGTTATACTGGCTTGGATGGTTCGCAAGGTGGTACAGGTGATACTGGTGAAATCGGACCTACAGGCGCAACAGGTCCTACAGGCGCAACAGGTGCTATAGGCGATTCTTATACAGGTGCTACTGGTGCAACTGGAGCAACTGGCGCAACTGGTAGTTCTTATACTGGATATACTGGCCCCGCTGGTGCTACAGGTCCTACAATTTCTGGCGGTAATACAAGTTATATATATTCAACAACAGTAAATCAAATTGCAAGAAGTAGTACTTTTACAACGCCTTTTGATATAACAAGTGATATTGTATTAGATAATCTAACTATTGGGAAAACTCTTGTTATTATTTCTGATTATAGCTCTCGTTTTGGTATTGCTAACGCCACTGTGTATCCTTTTAATATTGCTTGTTTTATTGATGGTAATATAGTACAATCAATAGCAACTACTTTTAGCGACCCGCCAACCGGTCTAGTTAATCTCGGACCATATGAATTAAGAGGAATAACTTTATCTTTCCCAATTACAGCAACTTCCCATACTTTTAAACTAGCTACAACAACAAATCCCGGTCAGGCTATGAATATTGCTGTAACTACTAGCGATTATTACAACGTTGTTGTGTATCAATACTAGTAGAATAAAAATCTTTACTACTTATAATAAATAGAAAATAAGTTATTATGAGTATAAACACAATTATAGATAATAGCCACGTTTTAGACCAATTAAAAATTGCTATTAGTGGCGGTTCTCCTAGTGGTTTAAATATTTTTGACTCTGTAAGCGGTAATACACCTAATAATACAAATAATATTAATTTTCTAAGTGGTAATTTAAATATAACTAATCTAAATACAATTATTACAACTATTACTTTTTCTCTTAAAGCAAATATGGGCAGTACTCCTTTCACTCTAAAAATCTTATTTGGTGCTGATGAGGCTTTAAATTTAAATTTGACAGCTAATACTGTTTCTAGGTGTTATTCCTTTTCAGTTCCTTATACTCCTTCAGAGTTAAATCCGAGTCTATCTTATAGTATTATTGCGTCAAGTGGTTCCGCACTTATTCAAGCGTCAGAAGATTATACAACGGTAATAATCTATAGTTGAATTTTTATTATCTTTTATTATATTAATAGTAAAATTTTTATCATGCCTTATAAAATTTTGAAAACTCCTAAAGGTTATTTTGTTGTGTCAGTAGAAACAGGGCACGCGCACAGCAAACACCCTATGAGCCTAGCGAAAGCAACTGCACAATTACGTTTGTTAAATAATCGTTATAAATTAGAAGGCGGAATAGTTAATCAAATACCAATAGAAAAAATATTTAACGCAAAAGATAATTTTGATATACCGGAAAAAGTTAAAAAACTAACCGATACTTTAAAATTACCAGATAGCAAATATTTTACTGAAAATAAAATTAAATTATTTGGCTCATACTTTCTACGAATACAACCATATTTTGGAGATTTTGATACAATTAACATGGTTAATATAAATTTAAATAGGTTAGATGCGTTAGAACTTGTAGTTTATGGAATACAAAAAAAAGTCGATTCTATTTTAAATAAAAAAGGTTGGTTTATTACTGATATTAAGGCAGGTAGATACCCTGATGGCGTTTCTATACACTGGACACCCGAAGAGATAGTAAGCGGATTAAGAATCGGAAAAATACCTGATTATAACGGACATACAGGCGAAAATATTAGTTTAGCTGAAGCAATAAACCAAGATTGCGATATTGGCGAAGGTCTCCCACTACTTAAAATTGATATGATAGCGCCATATTATGAAAAATATTTTGAAATTACAAGTGTTTATTTAGTTAATTGTTTAGATTGGCAATTTTACCCAAAAGACATACAAGATACAGAGCGAATTTTGGGTAGTTTGGTTTCTGATACAAAAAAACAATTTTCAAAAAATAAATATTTTAAAGTTGTTAAGCGTCTATTTGCTATTATACGTATGTATTATTTAATTACTAAAGATAAACAAGCGATTGAATTAGTGAAACCTCTACTACCTATAATAGGTTCTAATATATCAAAAATATCAAGTATTGCCGGTGATTTATCAACTCTAAATTTATTGATTGAACTTGATGAGCCAATTAATATATCTTTCACAACTCAAGAAATACAAAAATTTAAAGATTTAATCGGCAATATAAACGATTTAGAATTTGATATGGAATTTTTAGATGGATTAATTGATAAACTAACTAGTTCCATAGTAAAAGGATATAATAAAGAAAAAATAACAAGTGATATTGATGATATTATTAATTATATATTAAATCTTTGTAAAAAAGAAATAGAACTATATTTTAATTCTATTAATATGAATTTTACTAATTATATGGAAAAAGTTTTTAATTATGTTTTAAAAGATATCGTATAATTATATATTAAAAAAGCAGAACTTACTATTTTTAAATTTTTTATTTTATTGAAAAATATTTACTAATTTTATTGAAAAAACCCTTTGAAATATTTTGTTGTGATATGTCGTCTTAACGAAAAT